AAGTCTAACGTATTTTAAGAAAGCACACCAATCACGCACACCCAATCTACCCCGTATCTTTGACCCATGCGTGGGTAATCTTAGGAAAAGAAGATCACAAGTGCAGTATTTACACTTATATAAACGACACAGGTAGAAAAGAACATGGCATTACCACATCAAGCCCCTAGTAGGTTAGGGCAATTAAACGCAGCAGGCGATGACAGATCGCTATTTCTCAAACTATATGCAGGCGAAATCTTAACAGCGTTTGAAGAAAGAAATATCTTCTTACCGTTGCATCGTACTCGCACAATTTCGTCAGGTAAGTCAGCATCGTTCCCGATGGTTGGTACAGCAACAGCTAAGTATCATACTCCGGGCTCCATGATTGAAGCTGACCAAGTTAAGCATGGTGAGCGAGTTGTAACAGTAGATGATTTACTAATCAGCACACAGTTCATCTCTAACATTGATGAAGCAATGAACCATTGGGATGTTCGTTCTGTTTATTCTAAAGAGGCAGGATTTGCCTTAGCGAATCAAATGGATAAGAATATCTCAAGAATTATTGCTAAGTCTGCATCCATCACTACTAAAGCCCTTGCTACATCAGCAGGTCTTGCAGGTGTTATTGATGACGAGGCTTACACATCTAATGTAACAATTGGTACAATAGCAGACCACGCTACTGATGGTACTAAGATTGCAGCTTCTATCTACGCAGCATTAGCTGAGTTCGATAAGAAAGATGTAACTGGCGATAAGGTTTGTGTATTACCACCAGACCAATACTACTCACTATTCAATGTTGAAGCAGGTGTTAACACATTAGCTTACATGAATAAGGATGTAGGCGGTTCAGGCTCAATGTCAGCAGGTCAAGTACCTGTGATTGGTGGTGTGAAAATTCTAATGTCTAATCACATCCCACAAACAGATGAATCTTCTAGTACAGGTGACCCTGAACCAATCACTTCAAGTAGAACAGCAGCATACCGCTCGAACTACTCGAAAGTGCGTGGACTTATCTTCTCAGCGGATGCAGCAGCAACCGTTAAGTTGTTAGACTTGGGTGTTGAATCTGAATACCAGATTGAACGTCAAGGTACACTAATGGTAGCTAAGTATGCCTGTGGACATAACATCCTCAAGCCTGCTTGTGCAATTAGTTTAAATAAAGTATAACTATAACTTCTAGGGGGTAGTAGCCCTAGTATGTAGTAGTTATGTTATGAGAGGCCTCATCGAATTTCGGTGGGGCCTTTTTTTATATCATAAGGAATAGCACATGCAACCAACAACGAAACTAGAGGCAGTAAACGAGATACTGGCCTGCGTTGGGGAGACTCCTGTCAGTTCTCTGGGCACAGGGTATGTTGAAGCTGAGATGGCACTCAACACTCTTAATAATGTGAACAGAGAAGTACAAGCAAAAGGATGGAACTTCAATACAGAGGAGGCTTACACACTCCCTATAAGCGCAGGGGGGGAGGCACTCCTACCAACTAACGCTTTAAAAGCAGATGGATCATCACAGACCTCCACAGACGATTGGATAATGAGAGGCTCTAAAATGTACAATAGGGCCACCAAGACATTCATAAGCACCTTAGACAGTCTTAATGTGGATATGGTAATACTCATAGAGTTTGAGGATTTACCTGAAGCAGCTAGAAGATATATAACATTAAGAGCAGCAAGGATGGTTCAGGATAGAACATTAGGCTTACCATATCCACATTCATTCAGTATTCAAGATGAGCACCAAGCATTAATAGAACTTAAAGATTCTGATGCAGATGTTAACGATTTTAATATCTTTAACTCATTTGATACATACCAAATCATAAACCGGACAGGTGGGAGGGTAAGGTAGTATGACCTTAATATCCACCAGTATACCAAGTCTAATAGCAGGGGTATCACAACAGGCCCCTTCATTTAAACTAGATACCCAAGCAGATGAACAGCTAAATGGCCTTAGTTCTATAGTAGATGGGTTATCTAAGAGGCCTCCAACAGAGAGAGTAAAAACATTACTAACGGGTACGACATCTCCTACCTTAGCCTCTACAGATTTTTACCATACAATAAAGTATTCAGATGATGAATATTACAATTTAATAGTGACACCATCGGAACTTATGGTGTTCGACAAGGACGGGGTTAGTAAGAGTATAACAACTCCCACAGGCACATCGCCCCTAAACTATCTCTCTGGCTTATCCACCCCTCACAAGGAGATAGGTGCCGTAACTATTGCAGACCATACATACATTATAAACAAGACTGTAAACGTAGCTAAGGATAGTTCAGTATCCTCTACAAGACCTCATGAAGGCATCGTGTATGTTAAGCAGGGTGATTACAAGACCGAGTATAAAATAACAATTACCGTAGGGTCTACAGACTACACAACAACATATACTACGAGAGATAGCACTAACGCAGCACATGAGGTTGATGTACAGACAACCAATATAGCATCAGCAATGTATAACGGCTTATCGTTACCCTCAGGGGTTAGTAAGTCATTAAATGGGAATATAATAAGGGTCTATAGCTCTACTACAGATTTTAGACTTGATGCAGTAGATGACCGAGGTGATACAAACATATTTGCCTTTAAGGGGCAGGCTACAGACTTTAAGAAGCTACCCCCTAAGGGGCCTTTGGGTTTCAAGCTAAAGATTATAGGGGATAATTCTAAGAACCAAGATGACTACTATGTAGAATTGCAAGACCCAGATGGGTACGGGCAGTATGTATGGAAGGAGACTGTAGCTGATGGGGTGGAATATAAAATTGATGCGGCTACAATGCCTCATGTTCTTATTAAAGACCCTAATGGAACCTTCCTTTTCAAAGAGGCTGAATGGACAGATAGGATTGCAGGGGATGAAGACACAAACCCCTTCCCTTCCTTTATAGGCCAACCTATAAATGATATGTTCTTCTATAAGAACCGATTGGGATTTCTATCAGATGAGAATATAATACTCTCAGAGGTAGGAGACTTCTTCAATTTCTTTCATGATACGACATTGATTCTTTCAGATTCATCCCCTATAGACATATCCATATCTACAGATGACGTAAACCCTCTGAAGTATGCGGTGCCATTTAGTGACTCCTTAATGATATTCTCAGATAGGGTACAGTTCAAACTAACCAGTGGCGCTGTTCTGGCTCATGATACTGTGTCTGTAGATGTTAGTACACGGTTTGAAGCTGATCTAAATGCGAAACCTAAGGGGGCAGCCACCTTTGTATTCTTTGCTAAGAAGAATGGGAAGTGGGCAGGCCTCATGGAATACTTTGTTTCAAGCGACTCTGAGGCTAGAGATGCAGAAAACATAACAAGTCATATCCCAAAGTACATAGAAGGTGGTGTTCGTAAGATCACAACTTCTTCTACCCAAGATATGGTAATGGTTCTTTCTGAGGACACACCCAACTTAGTGTACGTTTATAATTACTACTGGGTAAATGGGGAAAAGAAACAATCTGCATGGCACACATGGGACTTAGGGGAAGAGATATATGATATAACCATAGTCAACTCTAAGGTTGTAATACTTATCAAAAGGGATGCCTATGCTACCTTAGAAACAATGGAGTTATCTCATGATTCTTCTAGTGTCGATATGGCCTATTCAAAAGGAATACTCCTAGACCAAAGGGTTAAATATGAGTATGGCATTGGTGCTGCCCCAACTATAGAACACTCATCGAATGTAACCCCTTCATACTACAATAGTAAAGGGGCATTGGTGGGTGTTGGGTTTAATGCAGCACAACTATTAGCATACACGACAGCGAACACCACAGAAACAGTACATGCAGGGTTTCCCTATGACTTTAAATATGTGTTCTCTAAGTTCCTTCTTAAACAAGATACTATTCCTTTAAACCCTTCCACATTAAAGATGAAAGACATCACCGTAGACTATAGTGAAACCGCAGAGTTCTCAGTACATGTTACCCCGAATGGTAGAGGGGGTGGTACTGGAAGACCTACAAGAACCCAAGAGTTTAATCAACCCTTAGGTAGTGGCTCAAACATCATTGGCAGCGTTGCTGTAGGTAACGGAAGGTTCAAGGTAGGAGTATGGAACGCAGCAGAACATGTAAAAATATGGATAACCAATAACACGCCTTTCCCATGCTCATTTCAAACAGCAGAGTGGAGAGCTACATATAACAAGCAAGCTAAAAGAGTATAGATACATATGGATATGATAAGGGGCTATAAAAGGAAAGCCACAAAGAAAGACTGCAAGAGACTAGCTAAGAACATGAGGGAGGCAGACTGCAAGGAAGTGATGGCAAGCCATGGTCATACCCCTTATCAAGCTCTCATTAATTCGTATAGTGTTAGTGATGTTTGTTATTCAATGATTTATAAAGATGAAGTAGTAGGGATGTTTGGGATAACCAAGCTAGATAATCTAGTAGGTTCACCATGGTTGTTAGGTTCAGACCTAATGGCCCACCCTGCTATAGTCGTTCCATTCCTAAGGCAGTCTAAAGAATGGATAGCAAGGAAACAATCAAAATACCCTATGTTGGTTAATTATGTTCATACACATAACACAGCATCCCTTAAGTGGCTTAAGTACCTAGGGTTTACTTTTATCAGGGAGGTTGAAATGAGTGACCAACCATTCTACGAATTTGTGAGGATTAAAAACAATGTGTGAACCAATAAGTATAGGAATAGCAATAGGGGCAGGATTAGGGGCAGGAATGTCTGCTATGAATGGGGGCTCAGGGACTGACATCCTAAAGGGTGCCTTGATCGGAGGGGTCTTAGGAGGAGTCACAGGGGGAGCAGCATTAGCTTTCGCCCCTGCGGCCCCTATAGCTATAGCAGGTGCCCCTGCCCTAGGGGGTGTCGGAGGATTAGGTTTTACAGCAGGAGGCTTAGGAGGCTTAGGAGTCTCCAATATGGGCCTTATGATGGCAGGTACTACTCTAGTTGGAGGATTATCCCAAGTAACCGGCAGCCTTGCTCAGAACAGGGCAGCCGAACAGAAGTATATGGCAGACCTACAGGCCCAACAGGCCAATACCCTTATGGCTAGGCAGTCTAACGATGAAGCTCAAAGAGTCTTAATGAGGCAGAGAGCCCAAGCAGAAAGAACTTTTGCAGGGAATATCTTTGCGAACACCCTTAAGGCTGCACAAGCCCAAGGTAAAGCTATAGCTCATATGGGAAGTTCTACAGGAGTAGCTAGTGCTGTATTCGATCATTTAGGGACATCCATATACAAACAAGAACAGAGGAATGTATCCTCTAACATATGGAATCTACAGGCGAACGCTCAGGACATACAAGCAAAGAGCCTTGCTAGTTACCGTAAGAAAGTAAATAGACAATGGCAGAGCAGATCAGGGGCACCACCAATAGACACATTAGCTGTGGATAGTATGATGGCCTTTGCTGATACAGGCAATAAATTATATACCTTGAAAGCGTCAGGAGCCCTTAGAGCATGAGTGGGATAACAGAAGCAATATTAGGGGGCATTGGGAGCTTAGATAAGAGGCCCAATGCTGTCGCAAATGCTATTGATACATATCAAGGAGCCCCTAGAGCAGACTACTCCCTAGCTAATAACTCAAAAGTACAAGCTAAGAAGATATCTAGTATAGGAAATTTA